AAATGCCAAAGGAAATTCTATTGTACGGCAGAATTTATTCCGATTCTTCCAGCGAGTTTGTGAAGGAGATGGATTCTGCATTGGGTGAAGACGTCACCATTCGTATAAACTCTGGCGGAGGAGAACCGGAATATGGTTGGGGCATGATTGCCAAGATGGCAGAACATCCAATGCATAAACTTGTAAAGGTAGATGGACAGGCCGCTTCAATGGCTGCATTCTTCTGTTGTTATGCTGATAGTGTGGAATGTTTAGATGTATCTGAATTTCTTTTCCATAGGGCTGCATATTCTCAATGGCTTGAAGCAAGTCCGGATTTCTTTACCGATGCAATGAAAGAAAATCTGGCTCGTATAAATGCAAGTCTTGAAAAAGCTTTCAGAAACAAAATTGATGTCCCTGCGTTTGAAGCGCTCAAAGGCGTAAAGGTAAAGGACATATTTTCAATGGATTCCCGAATAGATGTTTTTTTGTCTGCTAGGGAAGCCAAACAAGTTAAACTGGTTGATAAGATAAATAATATCACACCATCCAAAAGAGCCGAAATTGAAGCTGATTTATACAGAATAACAGCCCAATACAATGGGTTGCCAACTAAAAAAGAGGCCGAAACTATTACAGTCTTAGAACCTATAATCAAAAAAAATATTATGACACTCGAAGATCTACAAGCACAACACCCAGGATTATACAACCAAGTTTTACAGGCTGGCGCAACTGCTGCTAAAAAAGCGGAAGCGGATCGTATTGGTGCGTGGATGACATTTGTTGAAGTTGATCCAAAGGTTGTCGCTGAAGGTATCAAATCCGGCGAACCTCTGTCACAAACAGCAATGGCAGAATTCAGCATGAAAATGATTTCTGGTAAGAAACTGGCTGAACTTGAAAAAGAGGCAGCGCCGAACTTAGATCCTAAAGGTGCTGCAAGCACTAAGGGTTCTGAAGCTGGCGAAGCTGCAGTAAAAGCCGCAAACACTGAAGAGTTCTTGAAAGAGGCTTCTTTATTTGTAGGTAAAAAATTGGTAGCTGGCGAAATCGCCAAAGCGTAATTGTCGGCTACCACGGGTTTAAAATATTTCACTCTAAAAATATAAAGACATGAGTTCTGTCGATCAGGTATTGAACAACGGCCAACAGGCCATCACAAATTACAACACAGCAAAGATATTCATCTTTGCAAACAGATATTTAACCGGTACATACACCAATAGTACTTATGTTACGGTTACGCTTCTGGCTGGTACCGTTGTTGGTCGTGTGTCTGCTACAGGCGCAATCGTTCCATTGACGTCTGCCGCTTCTGATGGCAGCCAATACCCAATCGGTATTCTCGCAAATGATCACGTGGTTGCCGCTGGCGTATCTACTACTGTATCATATTGCGTTGAAGGCGATGTGGCAGAAGAAAAAGTATTGTTACAAGGTTCTGATACATTGAATACGGTTATTTCAAGCCGTCGTCTTCGTGACAGAATTGCGGCTGATACTGCCGGTATCATTCTCAAAACAACAACAGAAATGACCGATTACTATAACCAGTAATCAGTCATAAAAATATTTCATAAACGAACCTAAACCATTTAAACAATACAGTAATGGCAGATATTTCAACAGTAGACGCGAGAGGTTTATTTACACGCAACGTAATTGATACGTACATGCAAGAAATTAGCCCGACTAGTTTCCTGCGCTCATTCTTCCCTGATTCAGTTTCACCAACAAAACTACTTTCCATTGAAGTAGTTCGTATGGGTGAAAAAATTGCGGTTGATGTTGAACGCGGTACTGAGGGTAATCGCAACACCTTCTCCAAGTCTACTGAAAAAACGTTCCTTCCTCCGTTATACGAAGAATACTTCGATATGACAGAACTGGATACATACGATGCACTGTTCAACTATCCAACTATTTCAGGCGCAGCATATGGCCGTTTGGTAATGGATGTTGCAAGAAAAACCAAAGCACTGGAAGATAAAATCGAAAGAGCTTACGAACTTCAGGCTTCGCAGGTGCTTACGACTGGTATCGTAAGCCTAAACGCTGGAATCAACATTGATTTCAAGCGTAAGGCCGCATCCCTTGTTGATCCAGGCGCAGGGAACTATTTTGCCAATAACATTGACCCATTTGCATTGTTCCAGGCCGGGGGAACATTCCTTCGCTCTGTAGGAAGAAGTTCCGGATATGTCATCAATGCAATTTTGGGAGAAACCGCAATGGCTGACCTCCTTTTGAATACGAAATTCCTTGCACGTCAGAATCAGTTTCATATGGTTCTTGATGTTGTTGCGCCTCCACAGCGTAATTCTGTTGGGGCTGTTTATCATGGCCGTATCTCTGCCGGACCTTACAGCGTTGATCTTTGGACGTATCCACAAGGATATGACAATGCATCGGGTGTATTCACTCCGTACATTGATCCTAAAAAGGTTATCATGTTGCCACAGAATCCGCACTTCATTGCTGGGTTTGCTGCGGTGCCTCAGTTAATTGATACTGGTGCGCAACCATTCGTTGGTAAATATCTTGTTCAGGAGTTTGTCGATACTCGTAAAGCTCACAGAATAATTGATATCAAATCTGCTGGGGTAATGATTCCAACGGCAGTTGATGAAATTTATACATTCAAAGCAGTAGCATAATGTTCAAAGTCATAGCGTTATCGGTTGGCGGAGTGGGAAATCAGATTTTCCATTCCGGCGATAAAGTAAAGGAAGATAGTTTCCATCCAGGTACTATCCCTTCACTTATCAAAGGTGGTTACATCGTTGCTATTGCAGATGAATCAGTGGTTGCAGATCTTCTTTCTTCAGAAGGTAAATTGGATGAAGAAGAGGGTAAAGACGAAGGATCGAAACAGGAAGATTTAAAAACTCCTGCAGATGCGAAAGTCTCTGAACCGGTAGCAACAAGCCAGGAAGATTTAAACAAACTTCTGGGCAAACCTGAACCGGCGAAAACGGAACCTGCCCAGACCAAACCAAAAAATTAAAATCATACTCGGCAAAATAAAAAGGGGCGTAATAACCCCTTTTTTTATATACCTAAACAATGGGATTGATCGACCAGGCCAGATTGGATATTCAGCGCATTACGTCAGACCTTTCGGGGTTTGGCCAGCAGATTATCATGGTCAGCCCAACTGATGTCGTGGCGGCCATCGTCGGGCTTCATAGGAAGATCAATTTAGCGTATGACACGGAAGGAAATATTATAAATAGCCGTCAGTCATATATTTCTGTTTCTGAAGCCATACTGGTTGCGGCTGCATATCCAATCAGAAACGGACGTGGCGAGGTTGATTTGAAGAATCATAAAGTTTACGTACGAGACTCTTCCGGTCGGGTATGTTCGTATAAGGTTAATAGCTGGACGCCGGACGAAACAATCGGATTGATTCCAATGTTCCTTGAGGATTACACGCCATCTGATGCCGATTTTAATATTGATTTTAGCGCTTACGATTTTCTAACATAATGCCACGGATATCTACACCGATACAATCGCAAGCGTTTGAGATATGCAGAAACCGCATAGCGGAAATTCTGACGGATGAAATTCCAAACCAGTATATCATAACGTATGATCCGAATCTGGCCGATGTGGATGTACTGATAGAATCTAACAGCCCGGAAGACCAAACCGGAATTCCGGTTGTAAATGTTTCCTTCGCCTCAGATGTATTTTCAGGAAAGGATTATGGCGGAAATGTAAAAGGTGGTGCGGTTTATAATATTGACGTTTATTCAAATGGTGTAACCACTGACGACGATGACGGCGATAAATTGGCAGCCATTAAACTTCAGCGTATTTTGGGCGTCTGCAGGTCAATACTTGAAAACCCTATTTATAAAACCCTAGGATATGATCAGGCGTTTATAAACAGGGTATATTGTTCTGAAATTCATGTTGCCAATGGTCGCGCTCAGAATGATACAAAAAATTCATGCATGGGTCGTATTACCTTTACGGTTCAAGCACAAGAAACTACTTCGTTAATTGTGCCAAACCTTATAGAAGGGTATCAGACTTCTTTAAAACTTGATATTTCAGAACGTGGTTATTTTTATACAAGCGGGGTTTAAATTATGAGCGCATCAGTAGCGGAAATTCAAGCAGAGATAGCGGAC